ATCGTTTATATATCCAATGCTCTTTAGTTACTGGATTTAAGACAAGTATAATTCTATTTTGTATATTTTTTTGCCTAATACTTAAATCTATAGTATCAAATATATTCTCATCTATAAGTTCCTCAGCTTCATCAAGTACCCAACACGATATACCTTGTAATGATTTAAGAGAAGCAGTTTGGTTTCCTGATGATGTCTTAATACCTCTAAATAGTATATCACTCTTTGTTGATGTATTAACTACCTCTGATTTGTTTATGCTAAATATAGAATCAAATCCTAATAGACCTATCTTTTCTAAGAACTCAGGTATAATAGATAAGTGTGCAGATACCATAGTGTACCTTGTAAACAACACTCTTATACCTTGTGTCATTGTAAGTAATGTTAAAAATACTGTAACGGCATAGGACTTACCTGATCCTCTACCACCTGTGATTATATAGTATCTACAGTTAGATGAAAATAATGCACTATATTTTTTATTCAGTTTCGGATTCAACAAAGTTTATTATAGGTATATTTAAACTCTCATCATTAGTTGTTACATCTACTCTCTGTTGTGGTTTACCATAGAAGTACTCAAAGAATAACTTAACTGCCCATTGTTCTTTATTCTTTAAACCTATCTGTAAAGAATTTAAAGCATCTGCGTTCATAGGTGTAAGATTCTCTATTAGCTTTTGTTCTTCTGCTTTAGATGGTCTACCACCTTTGTTTCCTTTTGTACCTTTATTATTTATTCTGCCATCCATATAATTAGTTTAATTTAGTTAACTGATTCTTTTATATAATAGAAATTATTGATATTCATTTGGTAGCATTAGTCTTATACCTAGATCAGACAAAGCCCATATTCTTATTTGTTCTACATATAATTCAAATTCAGCAGTATTCATTCTTGCTGTACTATTTAATGTTTGTATTCCTGTAGTTTTATCTTCTATTTCTATTGTAGTCCATTCACTTGCAAATTTTACTTTTAATATATCGTGCATTTCATCAGGAAAAAAACCTGTAAAATCTGATAGTTCTTGTACTATACATTTCCAATAATAATTATTCTGCATATTTGATCTATTGTTTCTTTGTTTCTTTACATCTACTATATAATCGTTTCCTAACTCCTTTAAATAGTTTATCAGACTTTGCTTGTCTTTATCATCCTTTATTACAAATTTCAAAATAATTCTGTTTGATTTATATCTTCTTTTTTTACTATTCCTAGCATTGTCTCAAATATTGTTTTACCAGCTTCATAGTCTACTAAGTTTCTAGATATCTTTTGTTTAGATTGCTCTCCGTTGTACTTGCTAAAGTCGTAATCATGATACTCAGACCAGACTGATTTTATATTTTTCGTTCTACTCCAGTCTGGATTCTTCCGTCCATTTAAATCACTAGGTAAATTAAAGTTTGTCCAGTATAAGTGTCTATCTCTTTTCTTTGCAGGAATTAATGGTTCATAGTATGGTATAACATTTTCAACTACATATTTACCTTTATAAAAAGTATCTAGAAATATAATTTCTTGATATAGCTTCATATCTGGATATCTTGCTTTCCAACTCTCTCTGGTATATTGACTAACATTAATCCTACTATGAGAAGGGCATGGAGGAGAACTCCAAATAAAGTCGTATTCTTTATAGTGGTGTAGTAAGTATTGATGTGCATCTGCTATTATCACTTTATCATTAGGGAATCTCTCTTGATATAGTCTTGCACATTCAGGATCAAGTTCTACTGCAGTTACTTCTATATCATCTTTTACTTCGTTCCACTTGTATCTGTTACCACCAAGACAAGCATATAAATTTAGTATTTTCATTAGCTTGTTAGTTTTTCTTTTGTTTCTTTCCACATTTTATCTTGTCTTTTACTTAGTGATGGTTCAGTTCTTCTTAGTTGTGGGAAGCCATTAAACTCTTTAGCTATTTCTTGCATATACTCGCCACATTCAGGACACTCAGTACCCACATTAATAACTTTGCCGTTTTCTACTTTCATAACGACTTTACTAAATTCTTTTTGTATTTCACATTTGTTACATTGATATTTTAACATAGTTTTTGTTTTAAAATAAAGGAGAGCATAAAAAACATTTAATCATTTATTTTGGCAATATGCCTACTCTCCTTTATATATGACTTATTCTTACATTCTTTTTCTTCTGCTGATCTAACTCCTCTAACTCAAACTCTAAATGGTGTATAGCTTTCTTAATACATTCTTCTGGAGAATTATGCTTAAAGTTTGCTCTTAGTAAATATGTTACTGCATTACCTACATTCCAGTTTAGTTCCCAATCTGATATTACTTTTCTAGCTTCGTATTTATAATTTTTTCCTATATAATAATCAGGTATCTTATTTTTCATATTTTATGTTTTATATTTTTCTACTATTTGTCTTATTCCGTGATAGCAACTATTTAAACAAGAACCACAATTACTTGTAGTTTTATAGTTGGCATTATATATAGTATTATATAATTCTATCATTTTCTTTTTTACTGTTACGTTCTTAGCTACTCCTGTCTTTACATCTTCCCAAATCAAAAAACATTCTTCTATTAGTTCTTCAGGTATGTAATCAGGTCTTTCTACTTCTGTTGTCTTACTCCAATACTTCTGTGGACATTCCATAACTCCTATCCTAGCTTTTACTTTCATAAAACATAAGCACACCTTACAAGTGCCTGTAGGTTTAAAGTAATATACACACTCTCTACATAATGCTATACGTTCTTCATACACCTCATTTTTAACAAAGAAATTACTCATCTAATAATTCTTTAAGTTGATCCCTTACTTTGTCTATAGTTGTAAACAGACTGTTTCTACTTATGCCTGTCTTTTTTGCAAGTCCAGTAAGTGTGTTACCCTCGTAGTAATATAACTTAAATACAGAAGCATCATACCAGTAAACATTTTCTAATGCTTTATCAATAAGTTCTAGCTTTTGCCATTGTTTATATTCTTCAGGATTAGGTATGTTGTATAGATTCTTTTCATTAGATGTTTCTCCACTTTCTGTTATATCGTAAGTTAATGTACTTGCTTGTGCATCTAAGTTAGTATAGTATTTCTTATACTTATAATAATAAGGACTGCGTGGACTTGTAAAACTTCTTCTTAATACTACTGCACCATATCTTATTAATCCTTTATGTCCATCTTTCTCAAAAATACTTTTTAATACAGTGGGATTCATTTGAAGAAAATACATAAGACACTCTTGTACTGCTTCTTCTATTTCGTTTATATCGTGAGTAAAAGCATAGGACATCTCTACAAATGTCTTTCTACAATCTGCTACTGCTTCATAAACTTTATTCATTATTGTATTCTATTTCTCGCAAATCATTTACCAAAACCTCTAACGCATTATCTAACAGAACTTTGTAAGACCTTACTATTTCTAAATTACCTTTAGTTTGTATTCCTGCAAAATATCCATTAACCATTACAGAAGTATTAATAGGTATTATCATTAACCAATCATTCCAATTACCACCATTTACATCTTCTCCGTAACTGTTGTGATATTCTAAAACACATTCTAAAACTTCTTTAAAGTTTTCAAACTTTGGTTTAGTAGATATGTCTTTTGCAAATGTTAGCATTAAGTTTAAATAATCATTAACAACTATTTGATGAGTGGTATTTGCAAATATAGGTTTGGTCATATTCAAATATAGAAAATTATTCATTCTATATTCTTTTCCTTTTTTATTTTATTAACAAGGTCTTTGTAATAACTAATATAATTTACATAATCAATCCTGCTAATTTTGAAAGGTTGTTTGGATAATATTTCTAATTCTTCAGAAGTTCCCAATCCATACTTAGCATCTAAATACATTCCAAACTTATACTGCTCTCCTTGTCCAAACATATTACACTTTACGCATTGTACTTGACAATTCTTATTATCCCATCTAGTAGCATTATGTCTGCGAGATTGAAAGTGTCCACACTGCATACCTGATTTGTAATGTGCTATTTTACTACAAGTAAAGCACTGAACTACACCCATATCTGTAGCATCTCTTAATCTAATGTATAAGCTAAACCATTTGTCTAACTCTTTCTTTAATTTACTTACAGGTTTCTTTACCCCCATATTAATTTTTGTTCAAATGTAGGTTTAGGTTTAAAGTATAAGTATTTAGCTACTGTTGTTTTTCTACCAAATCTAGTCTTTTTAGTTAAAGGCATACTGTCTATGTCATACCCTTCTTTTCTATGATTAAAGATAATAGCTGAAAGTCTAGTAGCTCCATATTCTTTTATAGCTTCATAGCTTGTAATACTTCCATAAGTTTTTAAATGCCAAAGAATTGCATCTGAT